CAGTGAGCATCGTGCGGATGGCTTCCTCAATGGTTGCCATCAATCCACCTCCGTGCACGCGATGACGGCGACCCGGTCGCGTTCATCGAGGTTTCGGATGGAGTCGATGCGCAGCGTGCGCCCGCGGACGGACAGACGGTCAAGCTCGGTCAGCCCGGAATTCTGGACCGCCTGCCAGCGCGCGCGCACCTCGCAGTTCCGAACGACGGCGACGCCGTCGGCGTACTGCTGCTCGCTGGCACTGTCCTCGCGGAGATCGCAGCGGAATGTCCCTCCGGCGCTGAACGTCGCCCCGCGCATGCCGAGCGCATCCTGCGCCGTGCTCGCGGCGAGCCGGGTCGCGGTCCATCGGAGTCGGCCGCCGGAGATCATCGGAGCCTACTCCCGGTCGACCAGTGGTCGAGGATGAACTCGACCGATAGCGGGACTGTGGACAGCCCGATCGGCTGGAATGCCTCTGGGTTGTTGTAGTACGCGCCGACGAGCGAGATGATGCAGTGGACGAGCGGGTCGGGCGTCGCGCTGTAGCCGGCGTTGTAGGACACGCTGATCGCGGTTCCCTCGTAGATCTCGGGCTTCTCGAGGAACCGGATCATCGCCATGCTGCCCTCGGTCTTGTCGACCCAGTAGTCGCTCGCCGGCATCACGGTCGTGACGTTCGAGGAATCCTGGTAGCTGACGGAGGTCAGGCTGTTGAACGGAGCGTCGGGGATCAGCGTGTCGGCCCACTTCGACAGGAACAGCGTGCGAGCCTGCGGCGTGAGCAGCAGCTGCGTGCGCTTCTCGACGATCTGAGTAGCCACCTCCCGAAGACGGATCAAATCCGTATCGTCGTCGGTGTAGTCGATCTTGAGCGCCGACTTGATGGTGGAGAGTGGGACGGACATGGAAAAGACCTGGGGCGGTTTCCCGCCCGAGGCCCAGAGTAGAGATGCGTCAGCTGGTGATCGCCGCGAACGCGTCGGCGGTCATGATGGCCGAGTCGGTGCGCGTCCAGAGGTACAGGTTGGTCTGCATGTTGCCCGCATTCGAGTACGGGTCGACGAGCGACTGGATTCCGGTGCGGTCGAAGATCTCGAAGTACCGGAACGCGCCGACGACGGCGTAGGGCGTGTTCTCGGCGGTCGAGGTCGCGGGGACATACTGGCCGACCGAGTAGGGGACGCCGTAGATCGTGCCGGGGAGCCCGACCACGTTCGTCTGCGGAACCGACGCCGCGGGCGAGAAAATGTAGTACCCGGCGGTGTCCTTGAGCTTGCGAATGTGCTTGAGGATAGTATCCGACAGGAACCAGCGGAAGCTCGGATCGGCGCGGTACTGCGGCGCGACGGCGTGCACGCAGTCGATCACCTGGTCGGCGGTGAGATTGGCGAGAGCCGCACTGGTGCCGAGGTTGACGCCCTGAGAGATGACGCCGTTGTCGCAGATGCCCTGCGGCTGCGCCGAACCGGTGCCAATGGTGAAGTACTGCTCGGTGCCGAGGCCGATCGAGACGGCGCAGCGGTCGGCGAGCCACTCGAGGCCGCCGCCGATTCCGCTCGAGCCGATGGCGTCGTCGAGGAACTCCTGAGAGACGACCACTCGGGTAGCGAACTTGTACGGCGTCACGGTCACGCGCGAGAAAGTCGGATCACTGGCGCTGACCGCGCCGCTTTCCGCCACAAGCGCCGTCGTTGGAAGGTTCCCCTCGACGGTGATCTGACGGTCGGAGTCGATCTGCGAGACGGTGGAGATCGCGCGCAGGACGTTCGCCTGCTGCATCTTCATCACGATGCGGCGCTCCATGTCCACGGGGATCGGAGCGTTGGAGGTGCCGGTCGTGGTGACGCGCGTCTCCATCGGCTTGCCGGTGCGGACCGACTCGAGCCAGCGCTGCGAGTACTCGTCGGTCCCAGACTCGCCGCCCTTGCCCGAGCCCTGGCGGGTCAGCATCGGCTGCGCCTCGAGCTTCGCGAGACGCGCCTCGAGCGCCTTGTTCTGCGCGAGCAGCTCGGCGGCCGAGAGGTCCGCGTCCATCAGCGCGAACTTCTGGCGCTCCTCGCCGCTGCCCTGGGTGTCGACGGTCTGCGGCGCGCGTCCGGTGCGCGCCTCGTAGGCCGCGAGGCTCTTACGGTACTCGTGGGTGATGTTCTGGATCTCATGAAGCTCGTCAGACATTCTCTGCCATCCTTCTGAAGTGAAGTGCGAGCCGCAGATACGCGGCTTCCGTGTATGCCGCGGAGACGCTCCGCAGGCTCGAACTGGTCTGTGGGTACGCGGCGTCGGTGACGGCGCTAATCTCGACAAGAGACGCACGCTTCACGAGCCGTTCGGAACGATCCTTGTTCCAGCTGTCCTCGACGACGAAGAAGCCGAAGCTCATCTCGCCGCTCATGTCGCCACGCTCGAGGGCGACGCGCAGCTCCTCGGCGCGCGAGGTCTCGGGAAGTTCAGCCTCGAACGCGAGCCCGTTGCGATCGCTGCGCAGCTTCAGCGTGCCGGCGCGCGTGCGCGCAAGCGGGATCTCGTCGGTGCGGTGGTTGATGAAGAGCTTGACGTCGCCGCCCGACTTGAGCGTCTCGTTGAACGCGCCGGGTGCGATGCGCTCGATGAAACGGCGGCCGCCCTCGATGATCTCGCGGGATTCCTGACCGTACACCGCGGCGTAGCCGGCGAGCGTGCGCCCGTCGACCGTCTGCTCCCCTTCGAGGTTGCGCCTAGAAATCATTGGGTGTCCCCGCAGTCTGCGACGTGTCGTCGCCGATGTTGGTGGTTCCGCCGCCCGTTCCCATGTTCATCGCGATGATCGGCTCGTCGAGACCGGGCAGCGGGTCGAGGTCGAGCCGCGCGCGAGCCTCGTTTCGCGTGATGAATCCCGCCTCGACGCCGGTGCGCAGCGCGGCCATCGTCTCGGCCATGCCGGGACGGACGAGCTGATCGGTGTCGAACGCGACCTCGGTGAACGGGTCGGCGAGCTTCAGCTTGATCTCGCTGCGCCAGACCTCGAGCCACGCGGAAAGGCACGCATCCACATACATGCGCGAAAGCCACTCGAGGGACTGGTACGACGGGCCGACGTTCTCGCTGAGGTACGAGGACGGGATGCCGTAGATGCGCGCGACGTCGCCGACGCTGTACTGCCGGGCAGCCTGAAGGCCGGCATCATCGAGCGTCGAGGAGATTCGCTCGATGCGCATTCCTTCGGCGAGCACCAGCGGACGCCCGGTGTTCGCGGTGCCAGCGTGGCGCTGCTCGTAGTCGGCCATGATGCGCTGGCGCGCGTCGAGGCTGAGCGGGCCCGGGTGCACCAGCGCAATCTTCGGGTTGCCGGCGTTGGAGTACGCCTTGAGCGCCATGTCCTCCTGCGCGGCCATGAGCTGAAGCGCGGTTCGGCACAGGTTTACGGGCGAGTCGCCCCAGAGGCCCGTCGCGTTCGGTGCGCGGAGATGGAGCACCTGGTCGAGCTGAAGGTCGCCGTACTTGTGCGAGCGGTAGTACGGGATCGGGTTGGTCGTGTCGATCGAGATCTCATCGGGCAGGATCAGCAGCAGCTCGATCAGCTCGCCTCCGCGCGTCCGGTTGATCGCGGCGAACGCATTGCCGTACAGCAGGCAGTGCATCGTCATCGTGCGCCGCAGCTCGAACGCGGACATGATCCGCGACGGGGAACGCATGAGCGAGTCAGCGCCGCCGTTCGAGATGTCGATGTCGATTCGCGCGATGTCGTTCGCGATGAGCGTGGCCGCGCGGTACACGGGCGTATAGCGGAGCGCCGTGCTCGGTCCCACGAAGGGAATCAAGCCGCCGCCCTCGCTGAGTATCGTCGAGCTCCACGGGCCGACGAACATCCGCTGTAGAAGCTGCCGAATCACAAATGATAGTTTCGCGCCCGTGCAAGTGATAGTACGGAACTAACACTCATTTTTCCGCAGATTGTTTAGTCCGATTCGTAGCACGACGCACGCTTTCCACCCCAGCAGTGGATCGCGATGATCGACGCGACGAGGGGGTCGATGATGCAGTTCGTGCGGCTCTTGACGGGTCGGATGTTCCCGTTGCGGTCCTGCTGCGCGGCCGCCTCGGCGCAGGCGCGGCGCATGATCGGATCGTCACCGATGACCAGTTTCTGCCCGGCCCAGAGGTTCTGGAACAGCTGGCAGCCCGGGCCGAAGGTCGCGATGCCCATGCGGTAGGCCGTCATCGGGATGCCGTCGGCCTCGCAGGTTTCGACCAGGTACTTCGAGCCCCATGCGTCGTAGCCGACGGCGCGCAGGTCGAACTCGTCCCGCAGGCGGTTCAGCGTGGCGCGGACCGACTCGTAGTCGATCTCCCTGCCCGGCGTCAGGGTGATCCGACGGTCGGCGGCCCACGTCCGGACGGGCATTCGGTAGTCGAGTTCCCGCTGGTG